ACGTGGACTAAGAATCGTGTGTTCATGTTGACCACCATGCAACCAGTAAAACTGCCATGCCAACACCGATTGATATTGCTGTAACGTAATCCATAATTTTCTCGAAGTTCATTTTGATTTCCTTAAAAAGACCCACTTACGATTTGTTGTGGGCTGACGTCAGTATAGCAAACTAAACATACAGATCAACAATTATTTTCTAGGTATTTTCCCTAGTGTATCTTTCTTTCAACAAACTGTTTACCTTGCTATACTCAAGGGATGGACAAACAAACTGCAATCAAACTTGCTGGCTCACAGAGTGAGCTTGCTCGTATCCTTGGAATCAAACGGGCGGCTGTCTGGCATTGGAAGACAATCCCCCTGTTACGAATCTATCAACTCAAAGAACTCAGACCAGAATGGTTTAAATGACACAAGAAGCAATAATTAAAGCCCTCCAGAATGGCCCACTTACTTCACAAGAAGTCTGTGACTTAACAGGGATGCCTAAGTCCTCTGTCCTGTCCACAGCTAAGAAACTGCGCTACAAAGGTGATTTAACCACAGAGGAGGTTCTGGTTGGTCGCTACAGAGTGGCTAAGTACACCCTTGCTGACCACTTGATTGAGAACAGACCAAAAGACGAAACTCGCTGCTTGCTGAATCCTTTCGACATTCGTAACGCCAAGGGCATCTTTAGTAAATCAGAGTATGCAGTTATGAACGCACAAGCTAAACGATTGCTTGGTAGACCAAAACCTGCGAAAGAAATTACCAACAATCAATTTATTTAAGTTTACAGTAGGCTTTTTTAAGTTTACAATGTTTTGAAACACGGCTAGGTTGGACTAATTACCCAACTGAAAAGAGTTATCCCCTCTCCTGCCGCAGTTTCTTTTAGGGGTGATTAAAAGGCGGATATGCACTACTATCAGTTTCACATAGGTGACTACAAGAGTCACACGCACCATCTTTCTCATTACGAGGACTTGGCTTACAGACGTTTGCTTGATTTCTATTTCTTGCATGAGCAACCAATAAAACATAGAGATATTGCTCGTCAGATTGGTATGCGTGACCATGAGGAAGATGTAATGACTGTTCTCAATGAGTTCTTTATTTCAACACCAGAAGGTTTTGTTAATCCAAGGGCTGACAAAGAGATTAAGCAATACAAAGAGTTCTCTGCGGCTGGAAAACGTGGGGCGGCTAAGAGGTGGGGAACACCCCCTAATGGGGAGGCTAATAACCCCCCTAATGCTACCCCAATAGCAACCAATAACCATAAACCAATAACCAATAACCAAGAGAAGAAGACACTCGGCAAGCGCCTCGCTTCTGATTCTTGTTTAACAAAAGAATGGGAAGACTTTTGTGTTGAGCAAAGACCAGAACTTAACCCTACCAAAACCTTTGACCAATTCAAGGATTATTGGATAGCCCAAGCTGGTCAAAAAGGTGTGAAGCTAGATTGGTTTGCTACTTGGCGTAATTGGGTGAGAAGTACTCACGCACCAAAACAAAATCCTGCTGACATTGTGAGGCTCACAGTTCCATCAAAGAATGAGCCTGACCCTGCATTGGAAAAGATTAAAGCTGACGAAAAGAAGGCTGCACCTATGCCTGACTACATTCGTCAATTTGCTAAACAAATGAAAGGCGGTGTATGAATGAGTTGGCTCTTTTCGCAGGCGCTGGTGGAGGCATCCTTGGTGGACACCTCCTTGGTTGGAGAACAGTTTGTGCAGTCGAATGGGAAGCCTACCCAGCAAGCGTACTGTGCGCCCGACAAAATGACGGACTTCTCCCGCCTTTCCCAATTTGGGATGACGTTCAAACCTTTGACGGAAAACCTTGGAGAGAAATTGTTGATGTTGTATCTGGAGGATTTCCATGCCAAGACTTGTCAGCCGCAGGGGGGGGGGGGGCTGGCCTTGACGGAGAGCGAAGTGGATTATGGAAAGAGATGGGGAGGATTATTGGCGAAGTTAGACCAAAATTCGTCTTTGTGGAGAATTCCCCAATGCTCGTTAATAACGGACTCGACAGAGTGCTTGCAGACCTTTCCAAATTGGGGTTTGATGCGAGATGGGGTATTGTGGGAGCAGACTACGTTGGCGCACCCCACAGAAGGGAACGATTTTGGTTGGTGGCCCACTCCCGTAGCCTCAGACTACATGACTGGTCAAACAAACGGCATAACTTACACAGGCAAAAGATTTGTGAGGACAAGTCAAAAAACTGGCACGGAGTTTGGAGCGAAGCTAACAAGTGCTTATCGGTTGATGACTGGAAAACATTTGCCAGCGAATTTCTCGGAGTGGATGATGGGTTGGCCTCTCGATTGGACAGAGTTAAAGCCTGTGGAAATGGGCAAGTTCCAGAAGTGGCGGCAACAGCATGGAGAATTTTAAGTGAGCCACTATGAAGCTATGAAACTACTAGACAAGGTGCGTGAAGGTATCCCATACCCTCTACACCTGATAAACAAAGCATTGGAATTAACTGGTGACTTGGAGGTTATAAATGACTGAGTACACGCAAGAATTAGTAAAAAAGCATATTCGGTATGAAAACGGAAATCTTTATTGGATTGATTTTTCTATAAGACCAACTGCTAAAACAGGGCCGATTGGATACAAATGTAAAAGTGGCTATGTACTTATAAAGTTTATGAAAAAAACTACAACAGTTCATAGGATTGTTTTTTTATATCATCATGGTTATTTACCAAAATGTATAGACCATATAAACGGCAATAAATCAGATAACAGAATTGAGAATTTAAGAGACGCTACTCATTGTCAAAATATGATGAATATTGGTAAAAGTTCATTAAACAAATCTGGATACAAAGGAGTTTCTTTTCAGAAAACAAGTAAAAAATGGATTGCACAAATTAAGCAAAACAAAAATATTTTTTATTTGGGATTGTTTGATTGTCCTAAAAAAGCGTATGAAGTCTATTGTAAAAAAGCATTGGAGTTACATGGTGAATTTGCAAACATTGGATAAAAATGGGCTTCAGCAGACGTAACCTAGAAAACCCAAACGATAGGGTAATCCTTGAGCAAGCAGAAGCAAGGGAACTCTATCGTACTTGGGAGACAAACAAAGATAGAGACTTTGTGCGTGGTCGGCTAGAGAGAGCAGAACGAATCTATGGCTCTGGTGCTAGAGACAGGATTCGTACCTACATGAACAGAATTAAGGATGGGACACTCGAATGAGATACGCAGCTAGGGTAGATGCTAACCAAGAACAGATAGTCTCAGCATTGCGAGGTGCTGGCGCATATGTATGGATTATTGGCCTACCTGTTGATCTTTTGGTTGGCTACAAGGGTCACACATTTCTCGTGGAGATCAAAACAGACTCTAGAAAGCGTTTAACGAAGCTACAAGCAGACTTTTTCGAGAATTGGTCTGGAAGTACCTTGGCAAGAATAGATAGCCCAGAAGCGGCATTACGAATGATTGGAGTAGTTAAGTGAAAGCACCTTACAAAGCCATTGAGTTTATTTTGGAGCAAGCCCCTCGTTTTGCCGAGGCAAAGGCTCAACGTGTGTATATCGAGAATTTCCTGAGAACAAAAAAAGCCCTGTTGATGAAAGAAGCTATGGCTAAAGGAATTGACTCTGGTGTAGCACAAGAGCGGGAGGCTTATGCACACCCAGAGTACCAAGAACTATTGCTGGGCTTGCAGGTAGCTACCGAGCGTGAGGAGGCCCTTAAATGGAAACTGATTGCTGCCCAGATGAAAGCAGATATTTGGAGATCAGAGCAAGCAAGTGAGCGTCTTGGCGTAAAAACTACAGAGTAGGGAAAGTACCTAGAAGATTGTGTTTAGAAATCTATACAATCACAGACAGCCCAAGCAATTCGCAAGGGTACTTTTAAGGATTAAGTCATGTCTAAATACACAAAACTTACTGCCAAACAGCAAATGGTAATGATAGATTTTTTGGCTACTGCTAAAACAAATTCGCTTACCAATTTGGCTGCTTGTGTTCCATCTAGTCACCCAATGTACAAAACAAATCAAGTGCGTCAAATCAGAGTTGTTACAGATGCAATTGCTTGGGGTTGGGATGAACTTGGCAATCGTGTTCGTTTAACTCCTGACTTGCGTGTTTTGCAAGAAACAGGATGGGGCAATAGCACTTATTAAGGATAAAGAAATGCAATACAAATTTGACACTACTGTTGGTGAAGGCTCTGTAATCGTTACTGTGGTCATGGAATACGAGCAAGACGAAGAAGGCATTTATAACGAGAATATCGAGGATGTGATCTACGAAAAGATTTCGCTGATGGGTATCTTTACTGCTGAACAGTACAAAGATTTAGAGATTGAAGGCTCTATGCGTCTTTCTAAGCATCTTTTAGATGAGGCAGACCATGCCAAAACTGTTGACTACGACATGAGGTGCGTCTAATGCTTTTAGGCTGCAAACCATCTCATCCAGATGCAAAGTGTGCAAACTGCAAAAGGCCATTGTCTGAGCATAAAACGACAGTTCATGTCATTAACAGCAAAGACAAGGCTTGTATCTACATCCCAATATCTTTACAGGTGAAGACATGACGAACGATGAAATCATTACGATAGCAAAAGAGGTAGGTTTTGTTGATGAAGAAATTGATAAATGCAAATTGATGTTTGAACGCTTTGCTTTTCTTGTGGCACAGCATGAGCGTGAGGCGTGTGCTTATTGGGCAGGGATTGCACTACTTGGCGCTGATCGTGGCCTCTCGAATCGAGTAGATCAAGCCATCCGAGCAAGGGGACAAGCATGACTAAAGACGAAGCATTACGCCTTGCATTGGAGGCGTTGGAATATGAAGCACAAAAAGGAAATGACAATGCTTATCAGTTTGAAAGAGAAGCCATTAAAGCCGCACTAGAAGCGAATGAATTCAATCCTGACTGGGACACGCAAGCTGTTTTGGTTGAAGAAATACAACGCATGGCTAAACGCATTGAGGAACTAGAAGCAAAAGATGAGCCATACGCTTTAGAAGCATCTATGTTTTCCAATGACAGAGTGAAGATTGACCCTGTAACTGGGAATGTAGGCATTGGCACACCACAGCAAGAAGCGAAGGATGAGCCTGTGCAAGTGTCTCCATTGGAGTTTGTTGCGATGGTGATGGAGAAAGAACACTTGATCGGCAAGCCAATAGTCTGGGCTGAGTGGCCTAACAAGGAGCAGAACACATGACTGAATGGACAAAAGAGGAAGATGAAGCCTTTAACATGGTTGAAAAGCAAAGTAACCTTGGTAAGCAAATACTAAGAGATATTGATGGACAACCTTACCACTTTGATATTTACGTTTCTCCCTCTCAAAGAAACACAGTCCTAGAGGAGGTGGCTCTTGAGTTTGACAAGATGCCATTTGGTGATACTGCACAGAGTTTTGCTGCTTTCGTAAGGGGCATGAAAAAATGAGCAAGGGCAGTTCTCCCAGACCTTTTAATGTAAGCAATCAAGAATACTCAAACAGATGGGATGCCATATTTGGCAGAGACAATGAGAAAGAAAACAAAGAGAAAGCATTGGAATCTTGTGAATCCAATATCTCATGCCCTAGTGGGGGCATCAATAACCCAGAGGGACAAGCTGGACAAACTCAGACTCCTTGAGTACTCAGCATTAGACGCAATGACCAAAGGCTCTGGAACTATCTCTGATTGGAGAACCTTGGTAGATGTGTTAAACCTGTCTGAGATGATGGGAAAAAATGGAGTAGGCCCAGAAGTACTACCTATTTGCCAAACAGCACAAGATAGCCTCCACAAAGCAGCTTTGCGCTACCAAGAGACAAAAAAGATGGGATTAGATGGTCAAGGTATAAAAGCCATCAGAGAATTGATCGAGTATGCTGATTTACAACAGGGAAGTATCTCAAGATCAGAGTTTGAGAGATACATTCAGAAAACAAAAGACCACATAAGGTCAAACGGGAATCTGGTGGTAGAGATTGAATAACAAACTTTCTAGCCGAGAGAGACTACACCTTGCAAGGGTGAAAGAGATGCCTTGTGGGGTTTGTGGTCAGGCAGGGCCATCGGATGCTCACCACATTGAGCAGCATCAGCAGTATCTTTGTATTCCGCTATGTAAGGACTGCCATCAGGGTAGCCACAATGGAATCCACGGGCAAGCAAGAATCTGGTCAGTTTATAAACACACAGAAATGTCGGTTTTAAACGAAACCTTGAGAAAGTTGATAGGATAGAGGCACTCGTTGCCATGAGTTTTAGAGGGCTTGTATGCCCTCTTTTTTTGTGCGAAAATAGTACAAACTCCATGAGGATTGCCATGACAGGCTTGCTAGAACCATCCGTTAAGATTGAAATTGAGATACAAAGCCAAGAGAAAAGTGGCAAGGCTTGTCCTGTTGCTACAGGTGATGTAGAGGTCAATCTTGAGAATCGTCAGAAGGCCATCGACAAGGCTAACTATGGCCCAATGAACCCCAACGAAGCCAACATGGATTACTGGCGTGAGATCAGTAAGACTTGGAGAAACTCACCAGTTCAGGCTAAGAAGTCTCGCTGTGGTAACTGTTCAGCCTTTATCCAAACACCAAAAATGCTTGCTTGCATTGAGTCAGGCTTGGAGATGAATGGTGAGGAGATGGATGCTTGGGAAGTGATTGACGCTGGTGACTTAGGTTACTGCGAAGTATTCGATTTTAAGTGTGCTTCCAAGAGAACTTGTGAGGCATGGATTGCAGGTGGGCCAATAACCGAGGATGAATATGATGGGAACGACAAATCAGCAAGCTCTGGAGATGATGCAGAAGTTGATGCAGAAGAAGCCTAAACCCATGCCTGTGCGTGGTGAGCGTACTGCAAAGAACAAAGCAAAGAAGCCTAAAAAGTGATTAAACGAGGCACAGAGCAGTTTTCTGGCTATAACAAGCCTAAGAGAACTCCTGACCATCCAACCAAATCTCACGCTGTTTTAGCGAAGTCTGGTGAGGATGTGAAGCTAATTCGTTTTGGTCAGCAAGGCGTAAAAGGTTCTGCTGATGGCACGAAGCGTAACGAAGCGTTTAAGGCTCGTCATGCGGAAAATATTGCCAAAGGCAAGATGAGTGCAGCGTTTTGGGCAAACAAGGTTAAATGGTGAACAACATGAAAATGACAAAAGCTGGTCAGAAAAAAGTTGGCAAAGTCATGGGTGAATACAAAGAAGGCACTCTGCACTCTGGTAAGGGTGGCAAGGTTGTCAAGAGCCGTGACCAAGCGATTGCGATTGCTATGGCAGAAGCCGCCAAGAAAATGGGTAGGATGAAATAATGGCTGAACTTGGCGCATTTTTTGGTAATCCAAACATACAGCGTCAAGGTGCTAGGGCTAGAGCCTTGGCAGGGCAGAGAGATGTCAACACATTGGCAGACCCTCGCACTTATGCAATTGTCCAAGGTTTGTTAGGAACTGCTCCTGACCAGATGGGGCTTAGTGTTCTAAATCCTGATTACGAAAAGATTAGAAAAGCCGCAGAGCCAGCGTTTGCTTTGGGTTTGTTAGGTCAAGCAGCACCTTTGTTAGCACCAATGACTAAGGGTTTACCAGTAGGCGCAAGTATTCAAAACGTAGGTAAAGATTTATCAGCCATCCAGATTGGTGATAGAACAATTCCTGTGACAATAAATCGAATCGATAAGAAAAGTGGTGGTCAATTAGTTAATGTAAATCCATCTGCTTTTGATGAGGCTTTTTCAAAAACAGGTTGGCAATATGTTGGCGAGAAGGGAAAGCAAGGAATCTCAGGAAGATACGAGAAATTTGAGAATTTCCTTAAAGATGCCAAGTCAATAGAAGCAAGTAATGTTTCAGTAAACAAAGATGGTGGAATTGTTTTTGGTGATGGTCGCCATCGTTACGCTGTATTGCGAGACATGGGGCTAGACGAATTGCCAATTGTCATGGACAAAGAGTCAATAAAAAACGCAAAGAAATTTGGCTATCTTGCTGACTCACCTAAAACACCAATTGCTCCAAGACAAGAAGCACTAGATAAAGCCCAAAGAAACGCTGCATTGCCTGTTGAAGAAGGTGGTCTAGGACTTCCTAAAGACAATACAGCTATGGATAGAGCAAAAGCAATGGGCTTTGATACAGACACATTGCATGGTTCTCCAAGCCCAAACATTGAAGCATTTGACCCAATGATGGCTGGTGGTAATACTGGCAATGCTTTTGATAATAATATCTTTGCAACAAGTAGCCCAGAGTCTGCTGGTGGATATGCTCTTAATTGGAAGCATTACAGGAATACTGTTAAAACAAGCCCAGAATTTAGAACTATTGCTCGTGAAGAAAATGCCTTATTAAGCCAGATCGGTGATCTAAGAGAAGCTGGTGACACAAAAGGTATTGCTGATGTAAGGGCAAGGTTAGATGAACTTACTGACCAAAAAACTCGTATTTATAACGACTTTATGGCTGGTAAGTTAGGCTCTGAAGGTTCAACTATTTATCCGTTAATGGTTAGAAGTCAAGACTTTTTGCCTTATGAGGCAGAAGGCGCAAACTGGATGAGGGCAAACAGACCTGCAATTGATGCTGCTGAACAAGCTGGTTATTCTGGTGCTTTAATCAGAAATGTAAAAGATAATGCTGGCGCAAATCTAGGAACAATTGCTGATGTTGTTGCATCACAAGACCCAAGCAGATTCCGTTCTCGTTTTGCTGCCTTTGACCCAATGCGTAAGAATGAGCCAGACATTCTCGCTGGTGTGCTACCATTAGGACTACTAGCAGACGAAGAACAGCGTAAGAAACTCTATGAACTTATGCCGTCACTACTAGGTCAGTAATTACTAACTTAACCTTGACCAACCCTAGAGGAGTCAAACATGGCTGGAAGACCAATAAACAAACTTCACCAAGAGGATGTCCGCAAAAAAATCCAAGTAAGTCAATTACTAAATGTTTTGCAAAATCATGCACTTGGTGAAACTGAAGAATTAAGTCCTACTCGGATGAAGGCAATTGAAATACTATTGCGTAAATCTATGCCTGATATGGCATCAGTAACCATAAGTGGCGATCAAGATCAACCACTTCAGCACATCGTCACATGGGCGAAGTAATCGAAATCCCTTACGCACCAAGGGAACACCAACTAAAGGTTCACGAGTTACTAGATGGCAATAGGTTTGCTGTCGTAGTGGCTCATAGGCGTTTTGGCAAGACTGTTGCGGCTCTTAATCACCTAATCCGTGAGGCGGTGCTAAACCAACAAGAAACACCTAGATACGCTTACATTGCTCCTACCTATGGACAAGCTAAGAGGGTGGCTTGGGATTACCTAGTCAAGTACACAGAGCCTCTTGGTGGCACTAGCAACATCTCAGAACTGAGGGTGGACTTCTGGGGTAGACGCATCCAGTTATATGGCTCTGATAATCCTGATTCCTTACGAGGCCAGTTTTTCGATGGGGTAATCATTGACGAGGTAGGCGATCAGAACCCTAAGATATGGACTGACATTGTTAGACCTGCCCTGACAGACCGAAAAGGCTGGTGCTTATTTATCGGTACACCAAAGGGGCACAACCACTTCAAAGAACTGCGAGACAGGGCTGAGAAGGAGGAAGGTTGGGGTTTGCTAGAGTTCAAAGCCTCTGAGACAGGTGTAGTGGATGACACAGAACTGAAGGCTGCTCGCAATGAGATGGGGCAAGACAAGTATTTGCAGGAATTTGAGTGTTCTTTCGATGCAAGCGTTGAGGGGTCATTTTATGGACAAATCCTTAATGAACTAGAAGCTAAAAAGCATATGCAAGAGATTCCTTGGGAGGAACTCAGCAGAACCTTTACAGCTTGGGACTTGGGTATGGGTGACTCTACTTCTATCTGGGTGGCTCAGTTAGTAGGTACAGAGATCAGATTGATCGACTACTACGAGAATCATGGGGTGGGCTTAGACCACTATGTGAAGTGGATTAAGGATAACGACTACTCAAAGGCTGAACACATCTTGCCCCATGACGTTAGGGTTAGGGAGTTAGGCACAGGTAAGAGCAGACTAGAGATGCTTGAGGAAGCTGGCCTAGAGATCAAAATAGCACCCAGAATGAGCCTAGACGATGGTATTCAGGCTGTAAGGCGTATCTTACCTAGATGTTGGTTTAACGTGCCTAAAGTACAAACAGGGTTGAACTGCCTGAGAAACTACCGCAGAGACTACGATGAGAAGCGTAAGATATTCTATGAAAGACCACTTCACGATTGGTCTAGTCATGGAAGTGACAGTTTCAGATACTTAGCCCTTGGACTTGATGAAGGTCATAGCACTTGGTCTAAGCCGATTAACAAAGCACCGAAATGGATTGTGTAATGTATGTAGAACGCCAAGGGGTCAATCTTGCCCCAAAGATAAAAGAACTTGAAATGCGTCTTGAAATGTTAGAAAATGTGGTAAAAGAGTTAAAATCTGACAAGCCTAGAATGGGCAGACCGCCAAAGGAGCGTAATGACCAAGCCAATAAACAGGAAGCAAGCGCAAGCCTTGGGGCTTAAAACTTACTTTACTGGTAAACCATGCAAGCGTGGTGGCATTGCTGATCGTAGGCTCAATGGTGATTGTCTTTGTGACGCTTGCCTTGCGTTTACTAAACAGATAAAACATCAGCATTGGCTTGAAAATAAAGAAAAAAACATTGCTTGGAAAGAGTCAAATCCTGAAAAGATGGCTCAGTATAAAAAAGACTGGCAAGAGAAAAATAAAGACAAGTATGAGCAAAACCTGAAAAGGTGGAAGAAAGATAACCCTGCCAAGATACTTGCAGACTTTCATAAGCGTAGAGCCTCACAAATACAAGCTACTCCCAAATGGTATGGTGAGTTTGACGCTTTTGTAATGCACGAGGCAGTATTACTTTCTAAACACAGAAGTGCTATAACTAATGTAAAATGGCACATAGATCACATGATTCCTTTGCGTTCTAAAACTGCGTCTGGACTTCATTGCGCCTTAAATATCCAAGTCATTCCTGAAGCGTTAAATGTTAGAAAGCGCAACACCATGACTTTTACTAAACCTTATGAGTGGGTTAATGCTTTATGATTGAAAATGACTTGAAATCAATTCTTCAAGCTGAGATTGATGATTCTATTGGTTTCATTGAATCAGAAACTGTAGAGCAAAGAAAACAGGCTCTTGAGGCTTATCTTCGTGCCCCATATGGAAATGAAACGGAAGGTAAGTCTCAGATCGTTACAGGTGAGGTAGCCGAAGCAATTGATGGTGCGCTACCCTCTTTAGTTCGCATCTTTACAGGTTCAGACAACATTGTTGTTTTTGAGCCACAAGGCCCTCGTGATGAAGCCTCTGCCAAGCAAGCTACTGACTACTGTAATTGGGTATTCAACAGGGACAACGAAGGCGTAGCCATTCTGCATGATTGGTTTAAAGATGCTTTGCTTCAAAAAAATGGAGTGGTGAAAGCATACTGGTCTGATGAGGAAAACATCACCAAAGAGCGTTACTTCAACTTGTCTAACGATGAATTGGCAATGCTTATGTCTGACGACTCAATGGAGATTGTCGAGCAAGACACAGAAGAATTCCCTATCCTAGATCAAATGGGTAATCCCATGATTGACCCGATGGGTATGCCAATGATTAACCAAATCCATAATGTTGTTGTTCAACAGAAAAAGATGGTTGGTCGGGTTCGCATTGAGAATGTACCTCCTGAAGAATTCCTGATTAGCAAGAAGGCTAGAACTATTGCTGATAGCCCATTCGTAGCCCACAGACAGATGCTGACTCGTAGTGACTTGGTTGCTATGGGTTTTAACAAGAAGCAAGTTGAAGGTCTGCAAATGGATGATGCTTTGGCATACACTCCAGAGCGTGTGGCTCGATTCTCTGCTGGTGAGCAACCTTACCAAGTACAGACTGATGACCCATCCATGCAAGAGATTGAGGTCTTTGAGTGCTATGTAAAGACTGATGTAAATGGTAAGGGTATTGCCTCACTCGTTCAGGTGTTCTACGCATCTAATGAAATTCTTCAGGATGAGAAGGGTAAAGAGATGGTCGAGGAAGTGGACTATGTTCCTTTCCACTCAATCTGCCCCATCCCAATTCCACACAAGTTCTTTGGTAACTCCCTTGCTGACAGAACCACAGACATTCAGCTAATCAAGACTACGATTACTCGTCAGATTCTTGATAACCTTTACCTGACAAACAATGCACGAGTAGTCGCTGTTGAGGGTCAAGTAAACCTAGACGACTTGCTTACATCTACCGCTGGTGGTGTTATTCGTGCCAAGTCTCAGGGTGCTGTATCTCAATTGGTTGTGCAGAATGTAGCTACTGCTGCTTTCCCAATGCTTCAGTATTTGGACACAATGCAATCCAAGCGTACTGGCGTATCTGATGCTTCACAGGGTTTAGACCCATCTATCTTGCAGAACGTGACTGCTGCGGCTGTTGCTTCTATGCAACAAGCTGGTGCAGGTAAGATTGAACTGATGGCTCGTTTGTTCGCTGAGACGGGTGTTAAGTCTCTGTTTAAGGGCATCTTGCATCTCTTGTGCAAGTACCAAGACAAGCCTCGTTTGGTTCGTATGCGTGGTGAATTCGTAGAGTTTGACCCTCGTACATGGGCTAATCAGTACGATGTAGCGATTAACGTAGGTTTAGGTGCTGGTAACAGACAAGAGCAAATGGCTATGCTTCAGATGGTTCTTGCTAAACAAGAGCAATTGATTGCACAGTACGGCCCTGCTAACCCTTATGTATCTCCTGCTCAGTATCGTTCTACTTTAGGTCGGATGGTTGAGTTGGCAGGGTTTAAGGATTCTGGTGAGTTCTACAAATCTATCACACCAGAGCAAGATCAAGCATTGTCTAATCCTCCTCCACAACAGCAACAGATGCCTCCAGAAGTTGAGGCTTTGATGGCTAGGACTCAGGCTGAGATTCAGGCTAACCAACAGAAAGCCCAAGCTGATATGCAATTGCAACAACAGCAAATGCAGATTGATATGCAGATGGCTCAACAAAAGGCTGGTCTTGAGATGCAGTTAATGCGTGAGAAAGAGGCTGCTAAGTTGATGCTTGAGCGTGAGAAACAACAGGCTTACTTTGCTATGAAGCAACAAGAGTTTGAGGTTGAGGCTCAATTGAAAGCTATGAAGGTCGGTGCTGGTATCACTTCTAATGTTGAGATCAAAGGTTAATCATGGCAACACAAAGAGACAGATTTAGAGCGTTCAACGATGAAGATGGTGCTATGTCTCTTGATGACTTGCTTATGCAAATTCAGCAACCACAAATAGACACAGAGGCAATAGCAAGACAACAAGCAGAAGCACAACTTAGAGCACAACAAGAGGCACAGCGTCAGGCTCAAATAGCCGCTGAACAACGAGCCTACGAAGAACAAGTTTACAGACAAGCACAACAGGCTGAAGCACAAAGACAAGCTCAAATAGCTGCTGAAGTTTCAAGACAAGCACAACTTGCAGAACAAGCTAGACAGGCGCAAATTCGTCAGGAAGAAATTCGTGTTCAAAATGCTGCTAGGTTAGCCGCAGAGCAAGAAGCTGCAAGACAAGCTGAAGCACAGAGACAAGCCCAAGCACAGGCTCAAGCCCAAGCCCAAGCCGAGGCACAACGTCAAGCGCAACAGCAAGCAGAAGCAAGAGCACAGGCTGAAGAACAAGCCAGAGCGCAAGCGCAACAACAGGCTCAACGTCAAGCACAAATTGAAGCCCAGCAACAAGCCCAAAGGATGGCAGAAATGCAACAACAGGCTCAATTAGCGGCTGAACAACAAGCCTATGAAGACCAACAAAGAGTTTACCGAGAAAATCAATCTCGCCAAGAAGCAATAAACAATAGATTAATTGCAGAACAAGAAGCCGCAAGGGTACAAGCCGAGGCACAACGTCAAACTGCTCAAGCACCAATTACTACACAAGAAGTAATTAATCAGATTGCTGCTCAACCTGCACAACCAGATAAAAACACAATCATTAACAACCTAGTTGGTCAGATCAAAGCCAGAAGCAACACTTCTCAATGGTCAGGTGGTTATGGTGCTGATGACGCTACAAAAGACATGGCTCGTATTCTTGCTGAAACAGGAATCACAGACATTAGTCAGTTTGGCCCTATAACCCAACAAGTTGAAAAGGTTGTTGGTTATGAGGAATGGGGTGCGCCAATTTATGGGACTGTAACTGAGCAAACCTATGGCAATAAGGTAACTGGTCAAGCAGTACCTAACACTTACACAGAACGCCAAAAAGGTGAGTTCTTTGGTGGAACTTATGAGGGTAAGGGTAATACTGGATATGGTGTTCAGTTTGATGCTCAAGGCTTACCAATTTTCTACACTCAGGGTGCATCAAGTGCTGACCCGATTGTAAAAGCAGCAATTCCTATTGCTTCACTAGCTTTAGCGGCTATGGGTGCGCCTAGTATGCTAGGTAATGCTTTGCTTGGCACAGGTGCTAATCAAGTGGCTGCTGGTGCTTTAGGTGGCGCATTGATTGGTGGTGGTACTGCTGCGCTAACTGACCAAGATATTGGCAAAGGTGCTTTGCTTGGCGGTGCTGGTGGTGCTTTGTCAGGATATATGAGTGATGCGCCAACAGGACTCACAGATCGTGGACTTGCTATTGCTGATGCTCAACAGTTAGCTGCTAGTGGTATTCCGACAGATCAAATCTCAGAAATATTAACCACATCTGGATATCCTGACGCTATTGTTGGCCGAGCAATCAATGCAATATCTCCTACAGTAGCATCAGTAGCACCAGTAGCCGCTGATAATCTTGTTATTACAACCCCCTCTGCGCCATCTACCATTGGTGATGTAATTAGCACTATTGCTCAACAACCAACGATTACGCCTGTTGTAGAGCCAACGATTACTCCTCCTGTAACAGAACCAGTAGTTACACCAGTAACTGAGCCAACACCTTTTACTGGAACTATTACTAATGCGCCTTTAGAGACTGTTCAGATTTCTGCTCCTGCTGTAGCCCCAAATATTACTGATGTAATTAGTGCTATTGTTCAACAACAAGCAGCCACTCCTCCTGTAGCGCAACCATTAGAAAATGTCCAAATTGTTGCACCTACTCCGACTCCGACTCCAACAGTTAGTGATGTAATTAGTGCCATTGCTTTACAGCCAACTGTTACACCTGTTGCTGAACCAACACCTTTGATAAGTACTACTCCTCCTTTGGAGAATTTAGTAATATCAGCACCGACTACAACTCCAACAATTAGTGATTTAATTACTTCTATTGCTTTACAACCAACACCTGTAGCACAACCAGTAGTTACACCTATTGTTGAGCCAGCACCTACCCCTGTTGAAATAACAACACAAAGGCCAACAGAGCAAGTAGCACCAAATGTCTTGAACGCTGTCAATACTGCATTACAAACCAATGTAACTCAGCCTCTTGAGACTGTTCAGATTACTGCTGAACCAGAAAAGCCAACAACAATAGCAAATGTTATTAGTGCTATCTCTACACCTCCTGAAG